TCATCAAGGTTTTCCCATGATATTTCTAACATTTGTGGGTCTCCATAATTCCATTCTAACATATCTTTTAACCATTCCATATAGCTTGCTCCTTTTGTTTCATATATTTGTTCTATGGTCATAACTTCTCTATCTCTTGTTTTACTTTGCTCCAATAAATAATAACTGCTGCTAACATCTCTTCATCATACGCCTCTCTTGCAATCTCTATTATCTCATCTATGGCTATCAATGCACCTTGCTTTGCTCTCCAGTCCGGGTCTGGCGTATCAGCCACCAATTCATAGAAGCGGCTGTCTAACTCCTGTGCTTTTTCTTTTGGTGTCATTTGTTTCCAAATTCAGATTTGTAATAACCTTCTTTAGTATTATAGTCTACGAATAAGTTTCCGTTCCTTCCTAAGAAGTTACCATCATGCCAAGCATCTTGGATCTGCTCCTTCTCCATTTGTTTAGCTCGTTCTAATAAATCATCAAGGTTTTCCCATGATATTTCTAACATTTGTGGGTCTCCATAATTCCATTCTAACATATCTTTTAACCAACTTACTGCTGTTTGTTGTGCCATATTATTCTGTTTTAGAAGTTAAATACCCTGTTACAAATCCATTAATCCACATATACTTATCCATCTCGTCACATCCATCACATCCTTCCCATAGCTTTTCTGCAAGCTGTTTAATCTCTTCTAGTGTTAGTTGCTCCATACATCACATCCTTCCCATAGCTTTTCTGCAAGCTGTTTAATCTCTTCTAGTGTTAGTTGCTCCATAGCTGTTTTAGTGTTTTCAACTTCCTATTAAACTTACCTCTGTTCTGGTAGACATACACATTATAGATATGTTTGTTTCCATCCTCATCTATATAGTATAGTTTACGTTTTTTAAATGATTTGATCATTTGAATTAATAGTCTAGATCATTCAATATAAAGTCTTCTAGATCTTGATCAGGATAGAATTCAACCCACCTATCATTTTCTAAAATGTAATAGCCACCACCTTTGGTATCTTCCCATTTCCTGATCAATAGTTCTTTACCGTTCTCATCTTCTAGTGTAAACTGGTATGTGATAGCATCATATACTACCTTTGGTTGTTTGTTTACTTTATATTCCATAACTTATTTTTCTTTCTTTAACCATTTAGAATTAGCCAATAGATCATCCCAATCTTTGTAACCTTGTTCTTGAGCAAACTCATCATTCTTTTTATGGCGATATTCTTTTACTTTCTCAGGATCACGCATCTCCTCATCATCTTTGAAGCCTAATGCTATAGCACATTCATGTTCACACCATTTGTGTGATCCTATTTCAATATTGATTGGTAGGTCTGTTTCAAGTGATTCAATAAAGTCTTGAAACTGACTTGCTGCCATATGAGGCATTGTGTATATGCCTTCATGAACTGCATAACCACTTTCATCTTGACTATCAAACACTTCAATACGACCCATAGTATACTTCTCACCAAGAAGACTAAACACACCATAACCTACGGTAGAATAACGGAATCTTCCTGGGTGGCTTACACCTTCCATATCAATACACCTAGGATTGGCTTCCATGTAAGATGCTAAATGATCTGCTAGTTGAGTATCATTAGCTTCAGGATACTTCCTACGAATGTTATTTAAGAACCACAATATGTCATCTCTATTTACTTTCACAACCTTTATCTTATTTTTAAGTGATCAGGTATCTCTGGTATTTCATGAACTTCCCACCATTCTGAACCATCGTACTCACCTCTTGTTGCCCATGTGCTATCTTCAAACCATACAGTTCCGAATATTTCTTGTAGTCCGTGCCCTCTATCGTATTGGAAGTCTAGGTATTTCAAGAACTCTTTAAAATCTTCTGGAGTGTAGTTACACTTAAGATCTGCTTTAGTTCGTCTCTGTACACTAGCAGGACTTAGCATGCCTTCAGTCCAATACTCATGAACGATCGTAGCACATGACACCGTCTTGCCTTTACACATGTCAAGAAACTCTTCTTTAGCGTTAATCATATTACTTAGTATATAAGTTAATGTAGACTCCCCATTTCCACCAAGCAATGGCTAGATCCACTTGATCTGGATAGTTATAAACTGCTACCATTGGAAGTAGGTGTCGACACCTTCTCTCTGTGTATTTGTTGAATCTCATAAGGTAAATTTAAGACTATTTTATGTTATTTATTATCTTTTGGTTGGTAGTGATGCAACTTCTTTTTTAACTTGTCTATCTGAATCTGTCTGTACCAATTACCAAGCCAACTAGAAGGTTTATGGTTTTCCCAATAGTGAATTTGATCTAACACTTCGGCGTTTGCTTGATTCAAATAGTCAATGTCATCATAAGAGTGATCTCCTCTCATGGCTTCTTCCCATTCATCTAAACTAATCTTAGGTTTAGGTTGGTACTTTTTCTTAAGTTGTTTCTTGATTTTTTTGGTTGGCATATAGTAGTTTAAATTTTTCGAAGTCTACCCATTTGTCTTCTAACTCAACTATAGTTTCACCAACATCTGACTTACCGATGCCACCTATTCCGAAGCCTTCACAAATGTAACCATAAACACACCAACCATCTTCTAATTGGCTTGCAACATCTTCTATTGAAAAGTCTGGTTTAATACCGTAGTGATCGTATATCTCACACCATTCTTTTGAAAATTCTGCCATATTTTGAATTTTTTATAGGTTCTATCCAATTATTATATATGAATCTAGGTAGTTTGAATTCATCGTCAACATTCTTTACAAACTTATTGACATATAAGATTAGAGTCATCAAGTCTTTTTCTTTTGGTCTTCTACCACCATTCTTGTGGTAAAAGTTCTTGATCTCATCTAAGATACTACTAATTCCTCTGTCTTTGATTTGTCCATAAGTTATATAGTAACTAGTTACATCGTAGATCTGGAACGTTTGTTTTCTTTTTAGAATTAGTGTAGGTAGTTTGAATTTCATTTCAGCTTTGTATTTGTTCCAGAAGCAATACCAAACTGAGCCGTTACCCCATCTGCTGTATATCATTTTCTGTTAATTTTTTTAGATCCTTTATAGTAATAAACTCCATCTTTGAATACAGCAACATGCATAACAGTTGATTCGTTAAAGCTAGCATGAGATATTCTCAACAACTGCTTTTGAATCTGGTAACCATCCCAACCACGCTGATCTTCGGTAACCTTACATTCGTGTATCTCACCTGTCTCTGTATCTATTAGGTCGTGGTACAGGTGATTCTTATTCTCGTTAAGCCTTTCAATAGCCTTTATAAACTTAGGATCCTCTTGCATTAAATAATGTTCAAGAGGAAGTCCAATGTACGTCCTTCTATAAATGTCTTCGTCTGATCTGTTCTTACGTCTTGTCTTACTATTTATAAGACGTTGGTAAGTGTCTTCGATATCCTTTCGAAGCTTCTTCTTATCTTTTATGTCTTCTAAAGTAAACTCTGTTTTCACTTTACAAGATTGTACATTTTAAATTTCGACATTTCATTTACTTGTTTGATCAACTCATTTATTCTTAGTTTCCACTCCTGATATTCTTTCTTCTTTCTCTTATCAGGCTTTTCTTCTAATAGTAGTTCGATCTCGTCTGTTAGTTCCAATACTCCAGGCATTTTGCTAAGATTAAAAGTAAAACAATTCCAATAAAACCAAAGAATACAACTCTCTCGCTAAATTCTTGCTTGTTCATAATTAAAAGCGTTTTGATATATTAATGATAGTCTCTTCTTCTTCTTGTGATAGTCTATTCCATTTGCCGTGTAGTTTATTTAAAGCATCTTCGAATTGGCTTTCTGATACAGATCTAAAGTCAATATCTTCTTCATGTATAAAACCGTTGTCTCTTAACCAATCAATTGCATACTGAAGAACACCTTGCTCATTCATTTTGTCCATTGTTTCTGATACTGTTGTTCTCATGTTTAATTGTTTTATCTTGTACTACCAACTCTTAATTTACCATCTTCAATAACAAGATACTCACCTGAGGTTCCCATAGTATCAACAAAGTAATATCTACCTCCAGCAGCTTTTTCAGATCCTTTCAGATCAAGCTTTCTCATTTCAGTGTGACCTACTATTTGAATCACACGACGATTAAGTATGTTCTTGTTTGCTTTCATTAAAGATCTAGGCCTAATCCAAACAGGAGTCTGGTATGTATTGTCACCGTAAGGATCCATTCCGTTGAAGTCAAATAGTCTTGGCTTGTATTTGAATAGTTCATTTAGTTTATCAATCATATTCTCTACTTGCCAACCACCAACACTAAACACCTGATCTAAGAACTCGATACTAATACCTGCGTGACTGAATACAAAGTCGTCGAACTGATAAGCCATTTGTAAGTGCTTTCTGTTCTCATCAATCACTTGCATAATAGATGGAGCAATTCTAGCTTGATAGCCTGAGGTTCCTGTATTACCAACTTCTGGTAGATAGTGCAGGTCATGGTTACCAAATAAGAGTATGACTTCAGTCTTACGCTCTTTAAGAGTTCCTACGTTACTAAACGAAGTCTCTTTGTATTTTATAATGTCTTTGAAGTTTTGGATCTGTTCTACTCCTGTTATATCGAATGAATCGAAGTAGTCTCCCATAAAAATCACACGATCGGGATTCTCTTGGTGTATGGCAAGTTTCCAATTAGATCTGCCATGCGTATCTCCGAGTACCAACGTTCTCATAACCTGTTTTGTTAAATATACAATATTAATTGATCGTAATAAAATTTATTTCCAAAGTATCTGAATAAGAATGATTGCTAAACTTAATAGTAAGCACATACCTGTCTTTAGAGTAATGCCCTCTCTAAACAAATACCAACCCATGATACCAAATACAATGATCCCTATAGAAAAGCCAATCAATCGACTTGGATAGATCTCACCATCAAATGCGGCTATAAAATGTTGAACACTCTTCATAAAGAAAAAGCTTACAGGCAGTCCTAACAGTACCATTGCCCATGTATACTTAGGAGTCCAACCCCATTTTATTCCACCTTGTAATTGAATGAAAGATATCACTTGACCAATGATACCATAAAGTACCCCGTAAAGAAAATTTTGCATAACTAATTTTAAATGTGTTTACTCCTCCTCTGGGTTTAATGTTAAACCTGAGCTCATATTGCCACCTTCCTCTTCAAGAGGTTCATGAATCAACTCATAGATCTCTTGCTTGATCTCTTTGATAGCTTCAACGTACTGCTTCAGTTTCTCTTTCTTGTCTGGAGACAGGCTAGCAATTCTTTCTTTCATGCTCATCTCACCTTTAACAGGTACAGTCTCCTCAGTCTGAGGCATTTCGTCTTCCATCAAAGATAGGATCGTATTGCGATATTTAACTGGATCTACGTAATTCATATTGATTCTTTCTAATAAATATTGGAAAGCTCAACAAGTTGTTTAGCTACCTCTGGGTCCTTGATCACATGGACCTCGAAGTCATTCTTAGATCCGGCTGCTACGATTCCGGTATACTTGGATGCAGTTGAGTGATCTACACAAGTTGTACTATAACCCATCTTAACACGAAGTGGGTGAATCTGCTTCTGACATACTTTACAAAATTTTATCTCCATGTTTTACTGTTTTTTAAATGTTTCGTTATAATATAGTTTACCATTACTGCACTCTGATATATCCTTTGATCTATCTGGATCAGTTTGTCCATCACGATAACCATCATTATAGGTTTGGATTAGTTGATCCTTTTGTATTTGTTTGGCTTGTTCAATTACTCCTATCCATTCACTTGCGGATAAAGCCTTTTGATTTTGATCACTCTTAATCTGATCAACTAACCAGTTTACTGCTGTTTGTTGTGCCATACTATTTGTTTTAAGATCTAACTAATTCATTTAAGTATACTACTATCTTTTCACCAGTATATCCTTTAGAAATTACCGCCTCTTCTTTGTCTTTGTATCCGAGGAACATACATTCCTCTCCGTTATAAGACACCCATTGTCCACATTTAAAACCCCAATATTGGTGCGGATGAATAGTCCTAATCTCTTCTTTAGTTAGTGCCATGTTGTTTGTTTTAATTACCAGCTTGATTGATAGTAATAGTCTGCCTCTTCGTCCCAGTTTTCTAGGATAGTCTCTATAGATTTGATAGTCGACTTGATTTGATCAAAGTAGTATTCATCGTACTCTTCACTACCAAAAAAGTAACCATCGGAAATAGGTAGTATCAATGGTGCATCGATAGGATCGTCATGTACAGCGTAACAATCTTCTAGTAGTGCATTAAGATCTTCTTTAGATACGTAGTACTCACGACAATTGTCTTCACCATTTTGAACGTTCTTGACAAACCAACCATGAATCTGGTTGGCTTTTCTCCAGTACTTCATTTCCTCTTCAACATAGTTAACTCTTGAAGGATCAATATTAGGATAGGATTGTCCTCCTCTAGTCACTGTGACTTCATACTGTTTATCAGCCGGAATGTGATCCCACTTCTTTACGTACGTCTTCTTGACTAAATACATGTCTAATCCCATAACTTTTATTCTTTTACTAGTTTGATAATCTTGTTCCCTACATATTTAGGCGTATTCATTTCATTGAACTTGGTCTTGGCATATACCATGATACCGGCGTCTTCTTTGATCTTTGACCAATCGACTCCTCTTTCCTTTAGATAAATGTCTAGTGCACGAAAAGCTGAGTCAGTATCATTGTGTGCCTCTTCAAACATAAATACTTCAGAATAGTCATATTCCTCTATTAGCTTAGCTCCATTTTCAACACATAAATTTCCAAAGCAATCAGTATAGACACTACAACCATCTTCTATATTGACTAACGTTAGAGTCAATTCTGAAGGATCAAATGAAGTACTACTAAAATTGTCTTTTAGCTCATCGAACTTAAGCCTAGCTTTACTAAAGCTTGTGAAATAATTTTGTGTAAAATAATCAGGACAATTGAAATAAACTAGATACATAACTTTTATTTTTAGTAGTCAGGACAGGAATCGAACCTGCTTGCATCACCTACTCTTTCATCAATTTCGGTCGTAATGCGCGTCTTACCATTCCGCCACCTGACTTACGATAACCCAAATATTAGCTTAAATTAGGAAGCCTAATACTAGTAGATCTTTTGCTAGCTAGCTCTTTCTCTTTAGCGATCGTTTCCATGATCTCGTTGAAACGTTGTACAGCTCGATCAGTACGATCTTGAGCTCCACTATTCTCCCAACTAGTAACCGAGTCAATAAAGTCCTCGAACTGTTTGGTAGTCACTTGAACGTTTCTAGACTTGTCGTTATGATCCAATATAGTAAGATCATATTTGTAGCCGACCTTCTTGTTAACCGTGAACTCATGAACGAACATGTAGTCGTATTTAGATCGACCTGTCTGAAGCTTAAGCTCACCAGGCTTGTCTTGAAGTTCACGATCATTAGACGAGTCGTCACTACTATCAACCCATTCAATCGACTTATAGCTCTTGAGCTTGAGTGAAAAACCAGGCTTCATGTAAGACTCTTTTTGATCGTCTATCATTTCATACTTGAGAGCGTGTATGCTACTTTGAAGTGAATTAACAGGCTCTTGTAAGGCTCTAAGCTTTTTCTGATAATCTTTGTACTTTACCGTCCATTCATTTATGAATAGATCTTTGATAGTATCGTGGTTCTGACATACGCGACCGATTGTAATACCGTACTCGATATCATTAGGATCGGAGTAGGTGTTACCACTAGACCAATTGAATTCAAATTCAGGAGCCTCTTTTTCACGCCAATAGTTTCTAATATTGAATTGGATGCGGTTAGCCCAACGGTCTTTTTGTGTATGCATAGTAAGACTGTCACTGCCGATCTCGGCTTTGATAAGGCTAAAACTAATGTTTTGGTGGAACCACTCTAGGATTGAATCATTAAGATCCTGTACTTGAGGATTGAACACTTCTTGAGTGTACGTAGTAACCTCTGTTTCCTTCACTGACAATTGCGCTTCTAGCGCTTCCAACATAACTTGTTTGTTATTCATAACTTTTATTTTTGTTAAACGATCAATGTAAATATACAACAATTATTTGAGCCGGTAAAATATTTAGTGAACTATTTTAAAAATTGTCGATTGAGAATCAATCAGTTATGCAAGTTCTTGATAGTCAATATGTTATAAGTGATTGGTTATCAATAGGTTAACCTAACTCATTGATTATCAATCCCGTACTTCTCCATGAGTTTATCTATTAACTCTTGATCTAGCTTATTGAACGTCTTTTGCCCTTGTATCTTCTTAACGTAGTCAATGTGTTTGTTTATAGTGATCAGCTTCAAAGCGTACTGCTTGTGAAGTGATCCTTTAACTATATATTTCAGAATAGTTTTCTGTAGCTCGGCTAATGCTTGTGTATTTTCTCTAATCAACTCTGATAGTCTATCTCTTTCTTCTACTAACAGTATCATCATTTGCTCTTGGAGTTTATCGACCTTCTCTTCTAGCTGATCGTTCTTCTTAACTAGTCTTTGATATTGCATCCAAGCAAAATAGCCAAGAACAAATGCAACGAGTCCTAATACTCCGTATTGTAACAAATATTCTTTAGTGCTAGTAGTTGCAACGGCTTGAAGTAAATACATTTCCGATCTCTAGTTTAGTTGACTGAATTTTTGGTACAACATATATTCCCAGAACTTTGCATATTCGTAGAGGTTATCACGTTTCTCGTCAATTATCTCTCTTTCAATCATGTCAACCATAACTTCCACCCAAGCATATCTAGGAATAACATGTAAATATGGGTGAACTTCATTTGGTATACCTGACCCGTCTGCGATGTCGTCTAACACGTCATAATATAACATAACAATAAATATTAGTTTTACTTTAAGGATTAGTTACCGAACAGTTCTTTGACACATTTTTTGGCATCACGCTTCTCAATCTTATAGGCTTCTATCTCCATCGGGTGTTTGTTATCCGGTAGATACAGGCTCAAGATTTGGTAATGCCTCATGTTCTGCTTGTAATGGGTATACTCGTGTATGATACTACAAGCCAGGTCATACAAGGTATGATGCTTAGTCTTGTCTATGAATATAGTCGATTCTATATCATCATAGAAAGCCATGCAACCTTCGGTATAGTAGTCCCCATTCTTGAACTCTATCTCAGGAAGTTCTCTGTTATATTTAGACTTGCCGTACTTCTCAATACACCAGTCAAATATTTTTAGAGCATGTCGTTTAGTCAGCTTTAGTTGTTTGTCCATAACTATATTTGCTCCTCTATAAAGACCTGTTCGATCTTCTTAGGAAGCTTGTTGTAGTTCATTCTAAAATGAGCCGGCATTTGTTTGATCAGTCTCTTATTGTTATAAGGGCTATTGTCTGGGCTACACCACTTTCTGGTAGCTAGCATGCGGTTATAAAAATGCACGTAACAATTTGCCTTCTTAATATACTGATCAATGTCAATGTCTAGACCGAACTTCTTTATGATCTTAACGGCCCTCTTCTCGTTGTCTAGTTCTAGGTCTCTAGACACTGCTAGATGCTTCTTAATATCTGGCACATCTTCACCCATCAACCACTCATCCACTTTAGGGATCGATACATCAGCCTTTTTCCATAAGTCTATCTGATCTTTCCACTGAGTGACATGGCCAAATTCATGTGCCAATATCTCTAGTGAGTCTGGCCTGTTCATGGAACAGACTAGCTCCATATCATGATCGTCAAAGTAACCTGAACACTTCAGTTTACCTGGGAGTCTAACGTACTTCGTACGTCGAAGATCACATTTGATCCCATACTTCTTACACTCATCTTTTACGTACTTGATGAATTCTTTTGCTTTCTTATTCATAGAATGTCTTTTTAAAGGTCAAAGAATCCTATGATAAATATTGCTCTTGGATCTGCTCCACGTGTTTACAGGCTCGTTTATTTCCACTAAATTTGAAGGCATGGCAATTACATGACCAATCCTCATCGTACAACCTAACCTTGTAAGAACGGCCACCAGAACCATCCGTATGTCGGCCTCGGTCGTTCCACTTGGAACATCGATTCTTCTACCATCTACTGGCACGTAAGTACCTTTCTCGTCTTGAGTAGGATACGGGTATTGAAAGCTGTGGATTATTATCATAGGGGCTTAAATTTAAACAATTCCCAGACCCTGGAAAAATCAAACCCATTAGTTCTAGGTTTTAGTTTTCCAAAGTCATAGTCACTATGAAGATTGTGTTTTTGAGGTCCTACACTTCGGCAAGCAGATCCTACTTCAAACATATTCATCCACTCTTGTTGATCCATTTTCTCAGGATAAACCGTACTCTTAATTTTAATTTTACTCATATACTTTTATTTAGTGTAACCAAATTGTTTTGAATCATCAATTTCACAATAAGAATATTCTACTTTAACTACCTTAGTTAACTCCTTTTGCTTGATAGTACCAGTCTTACGATCTTCAATCATAACTGTACCTATACCTTCATAAGGATCAAGATCAACTGAATTGTAGTACTCGTTGGCTTGTTCAAACGTATCAAACAAACGAATCTGTCTGTCTTTGTCTGTATAACCATCTAGCAACTCTGCTTCAATCTCCATGTTAGCTGGATAACCAAACTCATTGTTATCAACAGTAAAGTAAGGGCTAACTGTCACAAAGAACTTGTTAGGATCTTTACCATCACCTACGATCTCTGTAGCTAACTGATCAATTTGTGCTTCGGTCAATTCAAGTGGACTATTATCTCTAGATGACAACATAGCTTCACAGATTTGTCTAGTAGCTTCATCAGTAGTTGCTTTATCAAATCCACCTATGTGCCATTCTACTTCTTCATCTAGACGGAGCACTCGATATTCTTTGTAGTCGTATACAGTGAACACTTCACCTGACTCGAGTTCCATGTACCACTCGAAGTTAATTTTGCCCTCACCAGTATTTGGCTCATAATCAGGCTCACCTAATACATGGATTAACTGATCTACGGTTGCAATTACTGTACTGTTGTGGAAGCTTGTTCCATATGCATGCTTGTTTATCTTTTTCATAACTTTTATTTTTTAGTTTATGCTTCTTCTCTTGTAAAATAATTCCACACTTGGTGATCTTCACAAGCAAAGTTGTTTGATCTTAAAATACCTTTAATGTCTAGTATAGTATGAAATGGAACATCAGACACAAAGATATTTTTACTTAGTTCATTTTCTAGTACTTCAACACTAAGAGGAAATGATTGTCTATGTTTCTCAATAGCCTGTTTAAGCTCAGGCTTGGCTCTTTCTAACAACGTTTTCATATAACTTTTATTTTAACTGTTTTTGTAATTCTTTGATCGGATCTTGCTTCGAGATACGTTTTATGTATGAAGCAACCCTATGTCTTTCATTAAGTGATCTCATTAGTTGATCACGTTCTAAGGTCTCTTTCAACCACTGCTCGTTAAGAGTCTTTTGTTTTTTATCTTTATTCATAATCATTATTTGTATCATAACAACCAACCATACGTTCTAACTCAGCATCAATCCGAATTTGATGAGGCTGCCATCTAGCCCAACGTTCGGCATTAGTTTCTGTATCTTCATACCAACGACTATCGTCGTTCCAGCCTTTTGGAAACATCGGCTTAAGATCTTCATCGGTTACTTCAGGATTGACCTGTTTAATAGTAACGTCATACTGATTTTTGTCTAGGCTAATTAGCCATTCTAAACTTTCTTTTACACTTTTCATAACACACAATTTTTATAATTAATAATTAAATACATCTCTCTCGTCCCAATCTTGTTCTAGTAGCATGTCAATTTGCTCATCGATCACGCTGTCTGGAATATCACTGTCGACAAATACCTCTCGCTCAATTGCTTTCAATAACGAATCAATGTCCGTATTTTTGAAGTCACGAGTCTTGACCTGCATTCTCTGACCTAGGTACTCTATTACTATGATACCGCGACCACCTTCTCCGTATGTATACTCTCGTCCTAATGGACTTACGAATGTCTTACCAACTCTAGCACTATTCCAATCTCTTTTCTTACCAATTTCTTTTCTTTGCATCATGACTTTTATTTTTTTAATATTATTCAAACATACAATTCTCTTGTTCCCACTTACCGTCTACAAGTCTTTCGATCGTGTAGTCGCCGTTGTACTTACGATTGTCTGGGTGGGTTAACCACACCTTAGTTTCGTCTTTCCAGATCTTGAGTTCGTCTCCGTCCCAAGCTTGCTCGATCGTATCGAGGCTTTCTAATTGTCTTTTTGTGTATGTCATAACTTTTATTTTTATTAACTTAAAGAACTTAATACCACACCACCTGAAAGTTCTCACAGAACTTCATGATCTCCTTAGACTCGTCTTCCCAGTCCAATTCAAAAAGATCTATACCTAACGTGACCTTGATCCAATCGTGGACGTCACAAATGTTTAATACAGGGAATTCATTCTGTAGCTCAGCTACAACTTTGTTTCTACCTAAGATCTCGTACATCGTGTAATTTACTTCCATAGTCTTTATTGATTTGTTACATAGTAAATATACTACAAACTTTTGACACCATAAAATATTTTGGCATCTTTTTTGAAAATTCTCGATTGAAAATCAATCAGTTATGCAAGTGATTGAAAGTCAATCAGTTACACATATTGATAATCAATTAGTTATATATATAGGAAATAAAAATATATAAGTGGTTCACTTCTTGAAGTCTATCAAGTCCGATAGACCGTCATCGTCCACGGGCGTGTCCGTAGGTTCTTTAAATAATACGTCCCCACGGTCGTCTAGTCCAAGCTTCTTTAAGTGTTCAAAATAAAAGTCATCGAGTTGGAATAACTCTTGTGCATCGTCTTTTATATCTGGTGCATCTAGAGGCATTGCTTCTAAACGCTGTAGCATTTTATTTGAGAATGGATCTTCTATGAACAAGAAGTAACAGTTATAGCAAAGCCATCTTAAGTTCTCAATTCTCCAGTCACTACGCTTGCCGTTAACAAAGTTAAGTAGTAATGGTGCTTTCATGTCAGTTAATCTCTTCTCACTGAATTTACACGTGGCGCATTGATACCCCAATCTACCATCTTTCATTAGCATCTCTTTCAACCTTATAATCTTCTTGGTATTGATAGGTTGATTCTCTACTAACATTTCATCTAGATTCTTTTTCCACTGTCCACCTGCCCAGTTTTTAGGCATTCTTTGCATACTTCTTGTATGTAACGTCTGTGATGCCAAGCCATCTAGCAGCTTCTTTATTGCTTCTAGTATTGGCCATAGCTTCTCTAATTCTTTCTGGAGATAGTTGTAGTCCACGGTTCCACCAATGTTCTGGTCGAACTCCTCTTGCCATATTTTCTTTGGTAAAGTTATATGTTTTGCTCATCGATCTTCGGGTTTACTTTACACATCAAGTTCCACAAGTCCGTTGGGTTATTTAAGAATAGCTCTTCATCATCATTAATTATCAGTGCATTGATTGTGCCATCAGCATTTACTCTATCATACAAATAGAATCCTATTAGTTCCATACACTGCTTACCAAAGTTCATGTATAGTAACATGTCTATGATAGTAAAGAACTTCTCGTCATAGTTAGTAAAGTCAAGATTCAAATCAGCATAGACTAAGTTTTGTCTAACAAACAACTCTTCCATCATCAAGATAACATTGAAGAACAGTTCACGCTTCTTGTCTAAGACAGACTTCCTCTTTCTTCTGATCAAGGTCTTTGTGCCTAAGATACTATCTACTCCTAACTGTACTTGCTTATATTCTTTTTCCATGCTTCTTCTTTTTAGGAACCTCTATCTTACCTGGCTTAGGCTTCTCTTGTATAGTTTGAATCAAGTTCTTTATGTGTGTACACATCTCGTAGTCTTCATCTTCTACATACCATACTAAACAGGTCTCAAGAGCCTGGACCCAGTGGTTCTTGTGCACCTCTATGTACTGGCCTGAATCGTTTATTTCAAATAAGGATGCGTAGATCTTCTTGTCTACAATAGCTTCCTCTACAGCAAGAGGTACGTGCTTCTTGACCAACTGCTTCAGAATATCTGACTTAGATATCTGTTCAGGTGTTAGTAGGTCTAGGTTATCAAATAGTGCTCTGACAGGTTTACGCATAACTAATTTAAGTGATGGGATTATTAGGCTCCTCCTTTCATGGCTTGTATGATCATCTTGGCCACAGAATTCAAAGGCACGATAAAGCCTATAACATTCTTGTAAGGGTTACGATCATCGTAGTCAACCATGACGCCAGCGGCACCAAGACGTTTTTGTAGAGCCACACTGATTTCGTTGGCCAAAGCCTGTTTGTCTCTAGGATCTTGGAACTCTTGGTCTAGAATGAACTGGAGTTTAACTCCTTTCTTTGTAGGGTTATCGTTAACATCAAACTGAAGTTTGTACTTCTTGCCACCTACGGTTATATTGAATAATGGGTTAATAGCCTGCGCCATCTTGTTTTTAAATAAATATCTTACTCTATAGTTAACAACGTCATGTCGAATGGTGGATTCTGAACCACAATTTGACCTGGAGCTAGACTAACCACGTTCTTTACGTCTATCTTGGCAGATCCTAGTTCATACACACCTGGCTCATAAGGTTCTACAATCGAGCTTATACGCGTCAGGTTCTGTAAGAATATATCTTGTTGTGGGTTAACACCACTAAAATTAGCCTCTACTTTAATGTTATATTCCTCAGGCTGTCCTACTTTGTAGATCGAATCAAAGTCCACTTGGTTATAAAACTGCTTTGCTGATTCCCAGTCTTCAACTGAGAATCCAAGGAGTTCATTAGCTGGATCGTGTTGATTGCTGAATATAGACGTGATTGCTTTCTTTTGCTCTTCTGTTTCTAACCATACTCTTGAGAAGAAAGGTTCTATCTGTACTATAAACATTGGGTTTAGTTTACCAGCTTCAGATAGTACTAGATCCATGTCTAGTTTATTTAGTTTATCTTCACCATGATTAAAGTTACCCCACTTTTGTAAGAACTTCCTGATCTCTATACCGTCAGCGATCTTTTGTAGCTCTACTTTTCTTTGAGCTGCCTCATTAGACTTATCAAACCAATTCTTTCCTCTAGATGCTACGCAACTGAAATGGTATACGTTTGCCTTAAACGTTTGTTTGATCTTAACTCCTTTGTGAACAAGCCTTTGCAATAGATCAGAATCTTCTCTAGATCTTCTGAATCTGGTATCATAGCCTCCGATATCTAACCATACACTCTTATAGAAAGTAAATGGAGCAAAAAAGTACTCTAATGTCTTGGTCTTCTTTTCTAGTTCTGCAAAAGTTATAAAATCATTCCAATTGAATTCATTGGGATCTACACCAAAATCCTTAGTGATCGTAGTTTCTGATGGTCCATGTAAAGGAGGTTCTATTCTTGTAGCGCTCAATATACAATTAGGTTCTATCTCGTCTAAGATATTTTTATCATAGTACTTACTTATAACCATATCTGATTGTAAGTAAGAACAAATATCGTGCTTAGCAAGTTCAACCATTAGGTTGTTGTTTCTTGAATAGCCAACACACGGTTTAAGTTTATGTGTTATAATCTTAAGATCTTTGAAATACCTCTTCTGATCTTTTAAGAAGTCTACGGTACCTTCATTGTCTGAATCAACAAATACTATTATCTCATGATCTGGAGAATATAGGTTCTCTCTTAAAGACTTTAGTAATAACTTAACGTGGTCTAACGTATTTACTGATGTGTTAATTAAAAAGCTTATTTGTTTCATTTTAACTTATTATATACTTGTCTAATTCCTTCTTCTAGACCAATGTAATTAATTCCGATTGACTTATATTCACCGATGTAATTAGTGCCAAAATTATTACTAGCTGATATGGCTACTTTATAATCACTGAGATTGTTTATGATCATTGCAATATCAATAAGTCTTTTCTTATCTTCATAGACACAATCGTACGTTTTAGGTAGGCTATCGTTATTGATATAATAGTCAACTACGCTGATTAAGTCTTGCATATAAAAGAAGTCCATTTGTTTGTATTCGTGTATCTGCATGTCTTCTTTGTCTATGTATCTTTGTATACAACTCTTGATAAATCTAGTATTTAACTCATTCTCATCAAAAACAGCATATATTCTCAAATTATAGAAATTGTCTATTTCTTCTATAGATCTGGCTATTACTTTCTTACTTAGTCCGTATGGTTCGTCTGGCATGTAGATCTCTGCTCCTGAACCAAAATTAATTAGCTTATCGTATGACAATCTATTCTCTAACAAATTGTAGTACATAGACAAATTAATGTCCATGTCTTTATAGTTATCCTTTCTAAGTCTATGACCTCCTGATACTGCTGTATGAATGACAATGTCATAATGCTTGTCTCGCATGTAAATTCTTGTATCAATAGAATTAGAAAGATATAGAGTATCTCTGCCAAGACACGTTATGTTATATTTCCCAGAAAGTTCTCGATATAAACTCCTGGCAATGTAACCGTTCTGTCCTGTTATAAGAATATTTTTCATTCTATCCACTGTATGTTATTCAATTCGCCTGGTATAAATTTGCCATCTTCTCCTAGTTTTGCCATTACTTTAGGTTCGTGAAATTCACTAGGATCTACAAAGACTTCAATTAATTGAGGACCTTCTGTTTTAAAACATTGATCAATCTTCTTTTGAAGACCTCTCTTACTTTTAATAGCAATATAAGGAATGTTGTATGCGTCTGCAATCTTTTTGTAACTAGGTAGTGTCAATCCACTAGAAGCATCTGATAAAGACAGTAAACCTTTACAGAAAGTCTTCTGTGTTATTTTAATCGATACGTAGCCATCATTATTAATCACAAATATCTTAATAGGTAGTTTATTTTGTGAGACTACTTGAAGTTCATGCACATTCATGTGTAAGCTACCATCTCCTTCTAAACATACAACCTCTTTTCTATCATTAGCAAAACAAGCACCAATTGAAGCAGGAAGACCATAACCCATCGGAGCTGTTGATTTGTTACTGAATAGTCTCTGACCCTTTTTCAATTTTATAACCTGCATTCCTACAATATTAGCAGATCCATCTGAAGTAATTACAGGAAGGTCTGATCTCATGTTTGAGTTTAATGTTTCCATGAAAGCATACGCACTCAAAGGATCTTTTTGCCTGTGTCTCTTTAATACAGTAGGAGACGACTTAACCTTCTTTTGGCAGTATTTTCTCCACTTATCTATATCTGCTATTTTAATTTCAGACTTGATAGCATTTAAAAATTCAGTTACATCAGACTGTACTTTTATATCTGGATAAAGTGTGGGTTTGTCTAACTCTCCTTTGTCTATATCAACATATACTTTGAATGCATTCTTTGCAAACCCTTTAAAGTTATAACCAATTTGTCTAACATATAAACGACTTCCTAAAGACAATACAAAGTCTGCTTGTTGAACTATATCATTGGCTGCTATTTGAGCATGTGTTCCAAATCTACCACAGTAGTACTCATACTCATTAGATACTGAGTCGTTGCCATTAAAAGAAGTTATAACAGGTATCTGATATTCGGTAAGTATAGAGTCTAATAACTCAACTGCATTAGACAGTCTAACACCGTGTCCAGCAATGATCAAAGGTTTTTTACTCTTTGACAGTTTGTCTACAATTGTTTTGATTGTATCTTCTGATAAGTCATTACTATCTGCTTCAGGAACAAATCCTAGTAAGCCATTTGGATCAATAGTAGTTGATTGAACATCTAAAGGAACATCTACCCAAACAGGACCTTTTCTTCCAGTTGTAGCTTCATGATATGCTTTTTCTAAATAGTATCGTATCTTCTCAGGATCGTTAACTTGAACTGCATACTTGGTGAAGTTCTTTACTGTCTTTATCACATCAAACTCTTGATCTCCTAACTGTCTTAGATTGAGTCCTGTGTAATTAGTAGTTAGATCTTTATTTACATTCCCGCTTATAACCATAACAGGAACACTGTCTTGATACGAACACAACGTACCTGTCCATGCATTAGAACCACCTGGTCCTGAAGTAACTAAACAAACACCTAGATGCCCGTTTAATCTAGCATAACCTTCAGCAGATAAAGCACATGCTTGTTCATGGTGATTGACCACCATATTGAGATCAGTGTTTCTTGCAAAGGCATCATTTAAATGAATACAACCACCTCCTGGTATTGTAAACACATCTTTGACTCCTTTATTAGATATAAAACTAGCGATATAATCAGATACTCTCATACAAATTATTGAATTGATCCATTGCGGAATTCCAGTCTGTGAATCTAATAGCTTTGTCATCTATATAAACTAACGCTCTTGGTTTTTCAGAAGTGATCTCTTTAACATACTGACCTAGATCATGTTTGTCTAACCACTCTCTTACGAGCTCTGCTCCTGTCTTACCGTTTATTAACGGTCTATCAGGTTTTGCTTTTGCAGTAAAGATAATGATATTGTACTTTTGTGCCAACTTCTTGATAGCTTCACTAGAACCTTCAATTATTGGTCCATAGATAGTTCCATCTCCGAACCCATCATAGTTGTCATGAATTACACCATCAAAATCTATGCACACATTTTTACTTTCGTCTTGTTGAATTGTTTGTACGTATTCCATATTAGCTTAATTTATTGATTCTGGATATATCTTGGTTATATAAACTATCATAATAGTCTCTCTTAGCTTTTAGATAGTTCAGTTCAAAGTTTAATGCTTCTTTGATCAATTGAGAGAATGAATAGTAATTTAATGCTTTAACACTAAACATAACATTTCTAGTTTCAAACTTATCTAATAGTCCTTCTTCTATAAGTGTTGTAACAAATTTCTCTGAATTAACTGACATAGATCCTCCTAAAGTGCAACCCATTCCTTTCTTTCTTGCGAGTTTGAACACGTGTCTTGTCATATTAAATACCTCTTCTGAATCTACCGATCCATTGTACCTGTCTAATTCCATAGACTGAACTAGATCGCCTCTCCCTACAGTGATACTAGACAACTTATTAAAATAAGCTGATGATGCTATTACTTCTAAATTGTCATAACATGTTTTAGATTCTACATTGATAGCCAGCTCTCCATTTTCTACTGTGTAGTATTTGTCACAACTTTGAATGAACTTCTCAAGAGCAAATTTAGACTCTAACATAGGAGCTACAATCTTTTGAATCTGCATTTTATTAGCGTCCTTAATATCTCTGATAGCTTCACCGCCACTTACTTTAAGGATAAGAGGAATGTTGTTTCTGTCACAGAATGTTTTTAAGAACAGTACTTCAACAAAGTCTGCTCCTTCATCTTCAAAAGACGTTTTGATCCCTACCAAGTTTTTGGTAGCTAGATCTAATATTGTCTGGTTGTTTAGTGAGTTTAATTTCATAGTATTACCAAATAAAGTTTTTCTTGTAATAGTCAACAATTGCTGGGAGTTCTTTGTCAAAAATAGCTTTAGGTTCCCAACCTAACAATCTAAGTTTAGAGTCATCTAAAGCATAGCGAACGTCTTGACCTTGTCTATGGTAAGAAAGATCTAGATAAGAATCAATATAATCAGATCCGTTGAATTCTTTTATAACTTTCTTTACAGTGTCGTAATTAGATTGCTCGAATCCTCCGGCTATGTTATAGATCTCATTTGTAACTCCTGATTCTATAATAGCTACAACTGCACTAGCAGTGTCTGAGGCATGTAGCCAGTTACGAATAGGTGTACCATTATTGTGTAGAGGTATCTTCTTACCAAGGTGTAAGAACTTGCATGCTTTTGGTATAAGCTTCTCTACGTATTGACCCATTCCATAATTGTTAGTAGGTCTTACAATAACATAAGGAAGATTGTAGGTTCTGGCCCAAGCCAATACTAACATATCTGCAGCGGCTTTAGTTGCTGAGTATGGATTAGATGGCTTCAATAGATCTGTTTCTATGTGAGCGCCTGATTCAATATCGCCATAAACCTCATCGGTTGAGAAGTGAAGTAGTACTGGCTTCTTTGTTGATTCTTGTCTGTAGTTCTTGATCAACTCAAGAAGATTATGAACACCATCAATATTAGAATGGACAAACTCATCTGAGCTAGCTATAGAATTTCCTACGTGTGTTTCTGCTGCTGTATTAATTACATAGTCACATTCATACAAAAACTCAATGTCGTTGATATCTTGGCGCTCAAATGCGAATCTGTCACCATATTTTTCAGCAAATTCAAATATAAGATCTTCATTAGATGCATAGGTACATTTGTCTATCCCTCTAACATACCAACCTTTTTCTAAACAAGCTCTGGTTACGTAAGATCCTATGAAGCCGAAGCAACCTGTTACATATACTACCTTTGTCATAATTAAATTGTTTTTTCAATTACTATTGTTTCACAATATACGTGTATACTGTAAATTTCACCTTTATGCCTATCAAGATCTTCTATCTTACTTAATAAGAACAGGTCAAAATCACCTCTGTGGTTTTTAAAATCAGTGCCAGTATTATAGTTCATACCAGGCCAATCTTTAGCATATTTATCAAACTCTGGTTGGAATTTATCTCCATACGTGCAATGTGTATCTTCAATAACATAATAGCCTCCTGGTTTTACTTGAGGGAAATATAAATTGAAACTTCTAAAAGTAAGGCTATTAATGTGAGAAGCATCGTCAATTATAATATCAAATCCTTGTGAGTAGTCTGATTGAATTTGCTTAGACAATTCTAAACTATCTTGTGAACCAATATAAACTTTAACTCTGTCTTGCTCATGAACTTTTCTAGCAGGATCTATGTCCACACCGACTACATTTCCTTTTTCAAAATAGTCTTTCCACACTCTAAGAGAACTACCGTTTAATATACCTAACTCCATGATATTAACTGGTTCATTTCTTAAGTGATCAAAGTGGCGCTCATAAATGTCTAAAAAGTTTCTGTGATTAAACGTATGAATTCCTACTTTATCTGTACTATGTCTTAGTCCTAGATCTCTTAACTGTTCCATATTATTTATTTACTATATTGTTGTATTAATTTTACTTTTTGACTTTCTAGTTTAGTATTGTCACTATTACTGACTGTGTCTTGGTGTTCTACATATATGCAAAGTACATGAGGTATTAATTTAAATTTAAGACCCATTCTAGACATTCTCCACCACATTTCCCAGTCTCCTACAATACTGTAGTCCTTATAATTAAACAAACCTCCGAATAAATGAAAAGTTTTTCTCCATAGTGGATCAGGTCCTGCCATGCAAGCTACGTGTGTATGAAGATGGTAGTCGTCCGGATAGGCTTGTATAGCTTTAGTACTAAGATCTTTTCCTGCTTCTATTTCTTCAGGTGAAGCTGCCACATACCAATTGTAGGCTAGATCTATTCCTACATTTTTTGATAGTACATCATACTTAACTTTATTATTAATAGGGAATCTAAGATCATCTATATTCCAATTTGTAACATATTCAGAGGTAGCATTAATGATACCTAAGTTCCATGCATTGTAAACTCCTAATCTTTCTTGTTCTTTAACAAATCTAACATTAGATAACTTAGTGTACTTGTCAAATGTATTAGACCATTCACTATAAATGATAATGACTTCAAATCTATCAAAGTTTATTTGCTGTTGTAGGTTACTAAAATAACTGTCTACAAACTTTTCGTACTTTTCTAGAGGCCCAATACCAGTAACTATTGAGACTATATACTTTCTCTTAGTTGCTGATGCATTTAATTTGTAACTATCATATTGAATATTCCATCTAGATCTGAATATGACTGTATTATTAGTAACTCTTTTTGGATCATGTGTTATATGGATCTTTTTATTGTTACCATCTACAAATAAGTTACAATCTATATTATCATTATCATGAACCTGTACATTGTATTTTAGTTTCCTAGCTTGTATACTAAATAAGGTTTGATCATGTCTAGCCATACCCCATCCATTAGGACTAGTTCCATCATCTTCAAAGTTCTTAATGTCTTTACTCAATTCATACATAGGAAGAACGTATTCGTCATAGACTTTACGCGATACTCCTTGAAAACCTGCGTCTATACCTAAAAGATCATCATCTAATAAGAATCTGTTATCATCAGATTCTAAATCAAATTTGTTTATCACGTATTTAGTTGCCATCCATCTAATAGACTTACCACAATCTAATAACAGATATCCATTTTGTTCAATATGTTTAAATAGATCATTTAGTGGTTTTAAAACAGTGGTGCCTGAATCAAGATATAAAACATAAGGACATTTATCCAAAGCATCTTTTATGACAACAGGTTTCCATGAGAACAAACCTTTTACTTTTCTATTAGGACCAGTTTCTATGTCTGTTAATATATCTGGGTTGGTTGCTTCTATTTCACACAGTTCTACTTTTTTAATGTTCTGTAGTTGTGTCTTGTTTATTTCACTAAGTCCTAAATCATAGACAAGTATTTTTTCTACATCATAAAAGTTATGTAGATGAATACTTCCTATCATATTCAAAAGTATAGGGAAGTGTTTATCGTCTGCAGCAGTACAAAAATACATTGGAATACTGTTATGGATATTATATCCCCAGTCTCCTAAGTTTGGTATATCGTGTTCTTTAGTTTGTTCCTTTATCCACTGAACTCTGTAATTTTGACTGTTTGTTTGATCTTCAAATATGTCCTCTTTTATCTTTAGGCTAAAATCAAAATACTCTTCTTCCCAAAGAAAGTTATTAACTGATTCATCATAGGCTTTATTTCCTACTACTTCTACTCCATATTTTTTGTTGTTGACATAATCATATGCCTTCCAATAATATTGTTTAATAGCCACATGATTTTTATCTAACCATTGAAGATGGGCTACAAATAAATTATCTGGATCTAAAGCTAATTGATTTTTGGGGATCGGTAAATGAGTAGAATGGTTTTGCTTTGTTTCAAATTTACATCTCTCAGTATAACAACCTATTCGATCTTTAAAATTATTTTTCCAAGGTCCATCTACTCTTATAGTATTAGAGGATGTATATTGTTTCCAAGATAAATGAAATACTGTGTTTGGGTTTTTATCTAATGTATCTTCTAAGTCTTGTTTAGACATTTGTCCGTCTAAATATTCATCGGCATCTAAGCATATTACTTTATTAGAGTGTTGGTAAGCAGTATCAAACAATCTCTGTCTCATATCTGTTTCAACTACGAGACTGTTATCTTTATGATCTGTTGTTATGACCTCTAATATATTGTACTCTTCTTTGACTTCATTTAGATATTGGATAGTTCCATCATTACACCTGTCTAACATAAAAACAAAACCATCGGCGTACTGACTCCAAATAGGAAGTAACTCTCTAATAAGAGTTAATTCATTTCTGGCCATCGTTATTTGAACTATCATTTTTTTATTACGCTTTTAGTTTGAACAAATAGTCATGGCCTAATCTTCCATTTAACCCGTCTTTTTTATCTATTTCGTAATTGTAAGAAGCCATCCATTCTAATATAAGATTTTCAATAGGATTTCCTGGGTTTATCTCTATAGTCCAATGTAAAATCTTTCTGTTGTTTTTAGGTAGAAAATCTTGTAAGACATATATTTCAGATCCTTCAATATCAAGAGATATATAATGAATCGTTTCTGGAGCATTGTGATTATTCAATAGAGTATTTAGAGATATAGTAGTTCTCTCTGTTAAAGATTTAACCGGTAGGTTAGCGGATATTGTACCTTCTACTGAAGATAGTAGGTGTTCATAGTCAGTCAGCATTTCATACTCTGTAAAGTTTATCTTGGACCCATCATCTAATATTACATTACTATCACAAATGCAACCTCTTGATTCTTTCAGCTTTTTAAAACTAGTGCTATTCGGTTCTATACATATACCAGTCCAATCAAATTCTTTTTCTAAGACAAAAGTATTAGATAAAAAAACACCGTCTCCTGCAGCTAAGTCTACAAAATAACCTCCTTTAAAATTAGGAAGCATTTCCTCTATAATCCATTTATCTTGACCGTATTGACTTTTATAAGAACTCATATTACTATCTATTAATTGTTGTTAATTAGTTTACTTATCCACTCAAATGTTTGTTTAAGACCTTCTTCTAAAGGTTTAGATGGTGACCAACCCAACTTCTCTTTGATTAGTTTATTATCACTGTTTCTTCCTCTTACACCTGTTGGTCCATCAACATGCTTAATAGATAATTCTTTTCCTGCAATTTTAGAAGTTATATCAACTAATTGATTGATAGTAACCATTTCATCTGATCCTATATTAACAGGACCTTCAAAATCAGATCGCATTAATCTCAAAATACCTTCAACACATTCATCAACATATAAGAAAGATCTAGTCTGTTGACCGTCTCCCCATACTTCTATTTCATTAGTAGCCTCAGCAACTTTACGGCAAATAGCAGCAGGCGCTTTTTCTTTTCCTCCTTTCCATGTACCATAAGGACCAAAGATATTGTGGAACCTAGCAATACGAACAGTTAGTCCATAATTACGGGCAAATGCTAAAAATAATCTTTCACTAAACAACTTTTCCCAACCGTACTCTGAATCTGGATTTGCAGGGTATGCACTAGACTCCTCACAATTAGGATTGTTTGGATCTAATTGATTATGCTCTGGATACATACAAGCTGATGAGCTGTAAAATACACGCTTAACTTTTTGTTCAACTGCTTCTTTGGCCACATTCAAGTTAATCAAAGCTGAGTTGTGCATAACATTAGCATCGTTTTCACCAGTAAAAATATATCCAGCTCCACCCATATCAGCTGCTAATTGATAAACTTCATCAAACGCTAAATTATCTGAGAAAGGATGCTTATGATATGCTACAGGAAGCGGATGTCCGTTATATCCTTCTAAACGCATTACGGCTTCTACATTTCTAGGATCGCGTAAATCATAGGTCTGAAAGTCATCTGCAAAAGTGTCCCAGTGTTCAGGTCTTTTAAGATCTACTCCTCTAACCCAGAATCCTTCTTCTTTTAATCTCTTAACTAAATGCGAGCCAATAAAACCACCAGCTCCAAGTACTAACGCTGTTTTCATGTTATATTTGTTTTAGTATATTATCCATTCTCTCTTTCCAATCTGTTATTGAATAGAATAGCTTATAATTATTCTTTGCTTGATAAGAACAATCTTCGTAGAAGCTTTGATCTTCTTTTAGTTGTTTAGCAAGTTCAACGGCTCTTTGTACGTCATTAATATCTACTGATAAATTAGGATGGCAAAGCTTTTGTGTATCTACTTCACGGTTACCAATACAAGGAATTCCAAAATATGCACAATTTAAACTAAACGTACCTGCTGCTATGGTTGGCATTAAGTGAACTCCATATTTGAATGTAGATAAATTTCTCATCCAATCAACCCATGACATTCTAGGAAAGTGTTTAATACCTCCTATGAGGTTTTCATTGTCTCTTCTAGCATGACTGTCTTGAGCAAATATATCTGTCTTAAACTCTGAGGCTACGATATAACTTTCAAATCCACCGTACCATCTTGCCATGTTTCCTCCAATGATACTCCTGTCTTGTTTGTTTGGAGTGATGTCCTTGATCAGATCATGAATCATTAGAGTGTGTATTGTATTCACAGGTTTGTTTTGGAACAATCCTTTGTAATATACAGTATCATGCTCATTGTGACAGAAGATCGAATCACACGCGGCTATCATGTTATAGTAATAAACCTGATCATAGATCTCATAATCATTCCATAACCAATGTGGACCTTCTTGAACAAAGTGTACCTTCTTATTATTTTTCTTTAGTGTACTTACTAATGTACTACGAAGAAGGCCTGATGCTGGGTTCTGATCATTTGTCAATTTTGCAGCGAACGCATTTAGATAAACTCCACCTTTAGGAAAAATAATGAATATATGATCGTAATCACTAACCTGTTCAAAAAGAGTTATGTTTATGTGATCTGCTTCTAGAGCATGCATCCAAGCAAACTCTGTTCTCATATTAACATTATCAGAACGAACTTTTCCTTGAAATGTTAACTCTGTTAAAAACGCTATTTTCATAACTTACTTATAAACTGATCTAATATAGTTTCGATGTAGTCTGTTTTTTCTTTATCAATTACAGGACTTGTGCCTAAGAAGAATGTGTCTGTTGTAACTTTACGAGCAACTGGGAACTTCTCTATCACTTCTTTAGGATGCATAAGTCCTTGATAAGCTGGTTGAAGCATAATGTTACCAGCAAAATAAGGTCTAGTTTGAATCATGTTAGCTTCAAAGAACTTACAGATATCAGACCTTTTAAAAGGAGCACCATCTTTTACAGTAACAGGAAATGCAAACCAATCTGGATCAGATCCTGGTTGTGCTTTATGTAGATGGAAATACTGTTCATATTTTGAGAACGCACTAAACAAGTTGTTGTAGTTCTCACGACGTTTAACACCGATCTCTTCTAGCTTCTTCATTTGAACAAGACCGATAGAAGCTTGTAGTTCAATTGGTTTCAAATTGTAACCGATCTCTTCATACACATACTTGTGGTCAAATATATCGTCTGGCAGTGATGGTAGCCAATTACTAAACCTGCAACCACACGTACCATTCTCTAACAAGTTTTGTTTACCTATACAATAGCAACCACGACCCCACTCTCTAAAGCTACGTACAATCATTTCAAGGTTCTTGTCATTCATGGCAACAAAACCACCTTCACCCATAGTCATATGATGCGCAGGGTAAAATGAACAACTTGCCATTGTACCAAATGAGCCTAAAGGTTTTCCTTCAAAAGTAGATCCTAAAGCATCACAACAGTCTTCTAATAGTACTAACTTATACTTCTCAACAATCTCCATTAGTCTATTCATGTTAGGAGGGTTTCCTAATACGTGAGCGAACGTAATGATTTTAGCATCAGGATTATCTACGCAAGCTTTCTCTACTTGATCGAGATCTAAATTTAATGTATCTAACTCAATGTCTACAAATATAGGTATGAATCCTACTTGTAGTATTGGATTGATAGTTGTAGGAAAACCTGCAATAGGTGTAATTACTTTTGTACCTTTAAGTAGATTAAGACCTCTCTTAGAAGTCATAGCTAGCATCATAACTAGATTAGCACTAGAACCACTATTCAATAGTAAGCCCCACTCTTTTCCAAATAGCTTAGGAAAAGTTCTTTCAAACTTGTTAGCCTCAGCTCCTAATACTAACCACTCTCCTAATAGTGTTTTAACTGCTGCTACATATTCATCAGAAGAAAAGTATGGGCCTGCATATTGAACCCAATCTTTACCAGCTTCCCACTTCTTGTTAGAATGTTTTTCTTTTATATACTGGTCTACTAAGTCTAATATTTCTTTCATATCACTGAGTATAACGTATTTTGTTTCTCCTGTCTATCGATTGTTTTAGGATGTATTAGGCAATAAAATTCCTCAGCAGGCATCAAAGCATATGTTGTATGTCCTGTCAAAACCTCATGGACCTTATTTGCCCAATTGATCTTAGGTGAGTTCTGTAGGATCCTTGTCTGGTAGTCTGGGAAGTTAACCCATCCGTTTTCATCTACACGCCACCTCCAAATGTCAATATGCTTTTGAGTAAGCCCTTCTACTGTGTTTATCCTAGGTAGTAAAAATACATCAATTGTTGGATTGTCTTGTAGTATTTCTGGCAAGTGTTGTACAAATTCTTCTCTCAAGTATTCGTCAGCATCTATTTGAAAGATCCACTCTCCAGAACAGTTAGCTTTGAGATTGTTCTTAAAAGCACCAAAGTTACCTTTAAGACCAAACTCTACTAATCTAATCTGATCCTTATGTCTATCAACCACTTGATAAACCTCTCTAGTAGTGTTACCAAGATCTGCTTGAACCACGATCTCATCTTCTTGCCTTTTGTTCTTAATCAATAAGCTCAAGAGTCTATCTAACTCTTCATGCTCATTACAAACTGGTATGGCGTAACTTATTCTCATTGTTGTATGTCAAATAAACCAATATAGTCACATGCTTCAAAGTAACCTTCTTGACCAAAGCTCTCTAATGTTTTAGAGTCTGACTTGTGTGTTTTTCCTTTGAATCTTGGATTCTCTTTCTCTTCTTCTGTTAAAACAACAGACTTAATACCACTCCACTGCCAATCATCTTTTGATGTGCCATTAGCAAATACTGTGCCTAGTCCATCAATATTGATAACATTAGGATACCAAACACGGCCTTCTTCATCTACATGCTTAATGTCTTTATAAAGTTCAGGCATCTCAGCTTCATATGATTCAATATCATATTCACCTTCTCTGATAAGATCAGATGTATTAAAGCCACAACTTAAACAAGAGTATCCACTATGGAACTCATTGATAGGAGTTTTGTAACAAGCTAGTGCCTCTTTACACTTAGGGCAAGTAATTAAATTGTCAGTCATTAAGTTGCTGTTTAGTTGTATATGATATTGTAGTACCTTCAGGATATTCTAAGGATGTAGAAGTACTGCCAAAAGTAAAAATAGGGTCACAATTATCTTCAACTTTATTTAACTCTTCTACAATAGTCTCCCACTGTTTTGGAGTAATGTTGTATTCATTGGCAGCTTTAGAAAAGCCTTTTAACCAAATTATAAACTCTTTCGATGTCATGCTTTATTTAGTTTAGGTAGTTCTATCTTCTTTAATTTAGGTAGTTGTAATTGAGGCTGAGTTGATTTAGGTATCTTATCAAAGTAAGTTTTGATCAACTCTTTCATTTTATCAAATGAAAACTCTTCTCTAGACTTTCTAGCTTGCCTTTTAGCAAGCTCTTGATATTTGTCATACTTTTCAAATACCTCTTTAAGATAGTGCTTTGCTCTTGAAATATCTGGGCTAAACCATTGTGCATCTGGAAGAATAATTCCTGGCACGTGTGCAGATGAATGGGTTACTTTTAACTCTCCTCCTATTTGACATGTAAACTCTTGATCCAAGAAGTCAGTGTGTCCTGACCAGCCTGATACAATAATAGGCTTTTTAGCTAATGAGAACTCAAGTAAAGGTCTACCAAAACCTTCACCTTTAGTTAGATTAAACATTGCTTTAACCTTACCATGATTATAAAGGTAGTTGATGTCTTTATCATCTAACTCACCATGAAGTAGATAAACGTTAGGTAACTTTCCTTTAACAGATTCTCTGATGCCGTCTATCTTCTTTAATAAAGCATCACGATCCATAATACTAGAACCAGCGCCCGATACTTTCATAATCAAAGCAGGCTGATTCTTTTTATCTTTGAATGTCTCTAAGAATGTTTTGAGCATTAGACCAACGTTCTTTCTGTCTTCACCAACTTCACCTTGAAGCCAGTGTCCAACAAACAAGAAGCAAAAGTCTTCTTCAATCTCATCTAACTCTTTAACTAGATCAGTCTCTTCGATATCACTGTCTTCTAAGAAAAAGTATTTGTCAAGATCTACACCTTCAAATAATACTTCAACAGGTTTTTGTAGTTTAATATCTTGAACTAATTGGTTAGTCGTCTTATCTCTCTTCTGATAAGCTGTTTGTTGAAATACTTTTTTGGCGTGCTCTGATGACACTAAAGTTATATCCATTCTATTTACACCTTCAATCCATGCTGAGTCACATGCTGTTGTTTCTACACCTGCAGTTAGACCAATATTATAAACTCCTATTGGTTGAAATTCATTTGGTACAGTTATCTGAATCCAAACATCAGGCTTTTTTGGAAGTTCTGGTGTATGATGAATCATAGGTATTACCCAGCCCCAATCCTCCATATTGTCTTCAATGTATCCCCATGGAGTGGCTCCCCATCTTTGGCTCAATATTTTAAACTCATACTCATCTTTCTTAGCTTGGTATAAAGCTCTAAAGAAGTCCCTGGCTCTTGCACCGTAGCCAGAGTATGTATCGATAGGGCAAGACACAATACACAACTGTTTCATATTAATATATTAATTTATGTACAATTTTGTTTTTAGGTAACTTTTCTATTTTAATCAGCTCAAACTTCTTTCTAGGTTTAAACTTGTCAAATGTTTGTTCTATAGACTCTATGACGTTATCACACATATGTTCTGCACTCATCATAGACTCTTCAGATAAAACCCATTTGCGTCCTGCCATACCACGACGTTGTCTTTCTTCTACTGACATATTATAAACCTGCTCTAATTTTTCAGCGGCGTCAATAAAGCTACAACGATCGTCTAGAATGTATGGTGTAGGAATAGAACCAACTATGCTTTGATTTGTCGGAAATAATGGTATAGCCCACTCTCCACATTCTTTATATGTACCATAATGATTAGAACAGAAGTTCTCATCAAAATCAATCCACTTACCATTCTCATCAACAAATCGCATTTGATCTTGCATACCTCCAGTTACATTGGCCATAATCATTTTACCACACATCATACCTTCAGTTAAGCTAAGACCCCAACCTTCGTTAGAAGACATTAGAACTACGATATCACTTAGGTTATAAAGTAAGTTAACCTCTTCAGCTGGAACACGTGAATCTGAAAAGTAAACTTTTTGATAGGTTGGGTCACACAACAGATCTATTACAGCTTCTAAGTCTGTACCATTCTCATCTTGACGCTGTGTATGGAGTACAAGTGCACATTTAGCAGCCTTTTCTTTACCTATTCTATCACAAAATACAGAATACGCTGCAATAGTGTCTGCTGTACATTTACGCCTAATGTTTCTTGAGTTATAGAACGCAACAAACTCTGGCTCGAAATCACCGAAGATCTGTCTTTTCTTTGCTTCTAATTTATCATTTTCAAGCTTCATGAACTCTGTGATAGGATAGAATATCTTTTCATTGATACCATGAGGTACATACTTAATGATCTTGTCTTTAGCTTTATCTCCTAGTACAAGTCTATTAATGTTCTGAGTTTGTTTAGAGATAGCCATTAAAGTATCGCAAGACTCATAGTATGACTTATTGTATAATGGAGCTGGCATGTCGTCCCAAATGTTCAAATAGATCATTGGCACTTTCTTACGTATCTCATTCTCCATTTGAAATAACCAGATCCAGTATCTAGGATCAGTAAAGAATAGAATAGCATCTGGCTTTTCTATATCCATCAATTGTCTAATTAGTTCAACTGTACCATAACCAGATATTGGGTACATATAGACACTAGCATCAGGAATACCTGCAACACGACCGGTATCTTGTGAAATGTCTAAACGTTTACCTTGATCTGGATGGTTGATAGCCGCGCCTAAATTAACCCAATTGTATTTGTGTGCTGTTCCTACTACGATCTCTCTAGCCATTGTAGAGATACCTGAGGTCATACGTATGTCGTCACATAAGAACAGAATTTTCTTTCTCTGTTCTCTAGGAATGTAACCTTTTTTCATTTACAACTTATTTTATTGCGTCAATTAAAGTAGATCCTGTGTAGTATGTGTTATACTGTTCGTGGACAGATTGTCTGAAGCTAGAGTCAGTTAAATACATGAACATAGCTCTTTCAACTATATCTTGTAGACTCATCTTAGTTTTTACTGATGTAACTTTGAAGTCTTCGTACAAAGTCTGTGGGATCTTAACAGACGTTATAACTCTTTTTGCTTTACTTACCATATTCCTTTCTTAATAAATATACTAGAATATACAAATAAATACGTAAATAAAAAAATATTTTTATGCCTTTTTGTCACAAAGTTCTGGCTTATTTGTATACGGACAGAACTTGCAACTGTTTAAGTTCTTAGGATACAGCCTATCTTTTTTGTATTTAGCATCATGAGTAAAGCACTCTCTAATGAATAGTGACAGATCTTTAACAGCATCTTCTACTTTCTTTTTACCATTAGAAGGTACAAACTCTTGCACTCTGTAGATTGGATAGTCTGGGCTCTGATATACTTTTCTCTTTACTATAAAGAACTTAACGTCTATCTTGTCCTCAGGCACATTCATTACTTTTGAATAAAACCTCTTGTACAACAGTATTTGATTGATTTTAGTCTGGTCTTTCTTTTCGTAGTCTGACCAACCTTTTGTACTGGTTTTGATATCGTAGATGGTGTAGGATTCTGTGTTTTTTTCATAGATAATAAAGTCAATTGATCCATTCATTAATACATTTGGTATATCTTCTAGAACTGGTTGTAGGATAGGAATTTC